GGTGGACAAACAAATACTGCTTCTGCTACTCATAGTTTTGTAGGTGGAGGGAATAACAATAATATTAGTGCAACAGGTGCTACTCGGTCAGTAATTGTAGGTGGGCTTAATAATACTATAAGTTCATCAAATGGTATTAACTCATTTATTGGAGGCGGTTCAACTAATGTAATAAGTAATGGAACTGCTACAAATACAATAGTAGGTGGTTTTGATAACCAAATTAATCCAACTGCAAATGAAGGTTTGAGTTTTATTGGTGGTGGTTCGGGACATAGATTAGGAACCAGTTATTCGGTTATCGTTGGAGGTAGAACAAATACTCAATCAAACAATGCAGGATATTATCAAACTATAAGTGGAGGATTTACAAACTCATCAAGTCAAGGTGCTACTGTTATAGCGGGGGGTACTAACAACACAACAAGTGGTACTTATGGAAGTATTGGAGGAGGTCAATCAAATACGGCATCAGGTTCTCATAGTGCCGTTGTTGGTGGACAATCCAACACAGCAAGTGGCAACCATTCTACTGCGATAGGGCAAGGTAGTATAGCAAGTGGACCAAATTCCTTTGCAGGGGGAGGCGGTAATTCGGGCGGCTCATATTCTTTTGTTTTTGGTAGTTCACAAGGTAACGCTGAGGCAAGTATTGCAATAGGTAGAGGTTGCACCGCAAATAATCCAGGTCAGCGTGGCATGATTGCTATGGGTAATGGCTGTTCCACAACATACGAGGGTGGTGTTGCTATGGGTGCAAATTGTGGAACATCTAATTTTGGTGCGGTTGCTTTAGGACAAGGAAATAACGCAACAGGTTTAGGAACAAGAGCAACAGGTAAAGATAGTAGGGCAGAGTTGCAAGGTCAAATATCTCACGCAGGGGGGGTATTTTCAGCACAGGGAGATGCTCAATCGCACGAACTTATATGGCGTAGAGAAATTACAGGCACTGCTCAAACAGAACTATTCTTGGATGGTACATCTATAAGAGCTATTCTTCCTGGAACTAATTCAGTTTGGAAAGGAATAATTAACTTTGCTGCTGTATGTACTGTTCAGGGTACAGGAACAACTGGAGTAGGTTCTGTAGCTGCTATAGATTATTCAGTAACTATAAAAAGAATTGGTACTAGCACAGTTCTTATAGCTGCCAATAATTTAAGTCCTTTAGACTCAGATGGTGGCATGGGCACAAGTACTTTTGACATTTCAGCAGATGATACAAATGAGGCTTTGGCAATAAAATTCACTCCTCCTGGAACTGCTGCTGCTGATACAGTAATTCGTGTAGTTGCTACATTCAGAGGAACACAAATCAAATATTAATCTTATCTTTGAAAAATAAATAAATAAAATCATGGCACTTCAAATTAACGCAGACGTTGTAACAAGTGATGGATTCACTGTACAACCATTCGCTTTTCTAGACATTCAGTTGTACAAGCCTTTCTCAAGAGCTCTTTTGACTTACTATAAAGATCAAGCAGCTTATGAAGCAGGAAACTCTCCTGTGAATGTAACTCTTCCTTCTTTAGCAGAAGTTGAATTAACCTCTGGCGAATTCTTTGGTCCTAACTTGGCTAAACTTTTTCATGACAAAGCAATTGAATTGATTGAAGAAGTAACCGGTCCTGGTACTGTTGAAATTGTAGAATAATGAAAACTACTACGTTGCTTTATATTACAACTACATTTTTCGCATTTCTAGGAACCTATTTCCTCAAACTTGGTGCGGATAATGCTGAACAGTATTTAGCCGTAGTTTCAGCGGTATTGATTGATGGGTTCTTTGGTGTTTGGGCTGGAATCAAAATCGAAGGATTTCAAACCAGAAAAGCAGTTAAGGTTCTAACAACTTTGGTTGTTTGGATTCTTCTTCTTACTGGTATTCTCTTAATAGAAAAAGGTTTCCAGGGAACTTCCTGGCTAAGTGAAACTGTCTGTGCTCCCTTTATTCTTTTCCAACTTATCTCGGCACTTAAAAATGCCTCTAGAGCAGGTTTAATTCAAAACGAATTGCTCACTGTCATTCTTGACAAAATCGACAAGCACAAGGCATAATAAGAAGGGGGATTATTCCCCCTTCCTTATTTCTCATACCTATAGATTTCTTTAGAGATATCCATCTGTACATCTTCGCTGAACTCGTCAGTTACTAGCCTTAAAAAGTTCTCTGAAAATTTAGAGAACTTTCCTTGTTTAAATAGGCTTATGTCTCTTGAGAACATAGGATTATATTTGAAGACAAACATAAATCCTTCTGGAGTCTCATAATAATCATAGAAAGATTTAAAGTCTACCATATTAGAAATAAACTCTACTACGGTTACTCCGTCTTTTTTGTTTTTAAACTGATTCTCGTTTATTTTAAAGTGAAAGAAGACACATCTGCGATACTTCTTTCTTGCTCCGTAATCGTCTAGATAGACTGATAAGAGTCCTACCCTACGTAGAAGTTCTAAACTTCCTTTCTGAAAGATTAGAGAGGAAAGTATACTAGTGGAATAGTTTGTCACAGCTTCAACCATTTCTTTCCTTTATTTAGATAGACATCCATTGGATAGTGCCATACGTTTGTTTCGGTGTGCCATTTGAATCTTTTGATGGCTTCGGCAAATCCATGATATTCTTTGTTGTCTTTCTTTCCACCTTTTTCTCCTAGTTCTAAGATGTCGGGAGAACAGATATATTCTTGCGGACTTCCTGGATACCTAAAAGACTCCACTACAAAAGAGAAATTATTTAAGGTGTATCCTTTTTCTATGTAAGACTTAATACAATTAGGCGGATTAGTCTGTAGTCCCTGCCAATAGAAAGCAGCTTGAAAATAATATCCCATCTTCCAGAATATCCATTCCCAATTATCTGTAGGACTTTCAGTCACCTTTAAGTCAACTGGATAAATAGTCTTGGTATTGTGGTTTACGTGGATAAGATCCATCAAACCTTTACAAGGCTCCCCATCGTAAGTAAAGTTTAATTCTACTTGATAGAAGTTCTCTGTGGTTATGTTGTCTTGGTTGAAGTAATGTTTTACAAAATCATTATACCTAAGACTGTCTACTACACTTTGAACCTTATTAAATTGTTCGGAGGTTAGAACTTTCTTTCCTTTGTTGTTTACAAGAAATTCATAATAGTCTTTTCCGTCTTTATCGAATTTAGTTTTTAAAGCTGCAAGACTAATCTTAGCTCCTGTCTTTTGATAAGCCAGTTCCTCGTCTCCTGTAGTAGAGAGATGCCAAGCATAATCTCCAACTTGTCCAGTAGGTTTAATTAGATCGGTAATTACGAATTGATCGTAAAACACCGACTCTCCTTGTGTAAGGATAAGATCGCAAGCGTCTCCTATCATTACATTTTCTGAAGGCTCTTCATCTTCTAGTAGTTCTTGTCCTTCTTGTTCTTGTAGTCGTTTAAGAAACAAGTTAGGATGAACTAGAATCTTTTTCAGTAAGGACTGATTAAGAGCCTTGTTTTCTAAATAGTTATTATCTATAATCATATTATTTATACATGTTTTTTCTGAGCTTATATTCTAATCTTGCTACAGCGTTCCACGCAACAGCAACATCATGTCCAAGCTCACTATCTTCGCCATCCCTAAACAAATGTCTAAGTAAAGCGTTATCATAAGAGGATACACCTCTTTCTTCTGCTAATCTAAACCAGTTTTCCCAGTCGTCTCCCTTCTCGTATTTCTCGTGTCCCTCAAGACTTCTTCTTACCACTTCTTTAATGGCAAGAGGAAACTGAGTTCCTAAGACTGTAAAGTAAGGAAGCTTACCCTGGTCAAACTTTAAGTTTTCTTTTTCAAAACTCATTTCTTCACGTAATTGTAAGAGTCTGGAATATCTACTTCTAAAATATCTTTGGCAAAATTAACACATTTATCTATAAATTCTGCTACTTCTGATTTCTTTGCATGCTCCAAACTCATTGGTACTTTAATAGCTGTTTCACTTAAAGGCGAATAAATTTCTTCATAGAAATACATATCCTTTAAAAGTGTAACAATGTCATCTTTAGAATAAGTCTCTCCCTGCATTTCTTCAAATGCTTGTTTGATAATAGGAAGGACTACTCCAAAGAAATAACGAAGTTGGGGATTACTCTTTTTATCTTCGCTTCTCACAAAACAAATCTCCACATCGCAATAGTTGTCGATTCCAAGGAGTTCCAAGAAATAACTTTGCATTAAATCTCGGTCTCCTTGAAGCTCAACTGTTCCGTCAATCTTGCGATGCAGAGTCCCCGGAATGTAAACTCTGTTGATCATATAATTTTATTTTTCTTTCTAATAATTCGTCTTTGATTTCTGAATCATTGTCCCACGCTTCTCCTTCAAAGATATAACAATCTTTCTCATCGTCATAGTGGTAAAGGTCAAAATCTTCATTGGTCAGATTTATTTCTGTACAAACTCCTTTATTACAAACGAGTTTTCCTCTGATCATTGAACCAGGCTCATCGTAGTCTAAAGTTACTTCACATCCAAAAATTTTAGATAAAGTCTCAGCTGTCTTAGTAGCAGGACCCCACTTTGTATCAAAATACCAAGCTCCTCCTGTGTCGTAAATGTCAAATAAATATCTATCGTCCTTAAACCAGTCTAAGCTTTCGCCTTCACCGCTTTCTTTTTGACGATAAACTAACTTTTCCATTACTTCATCTACTCTTTTAGAGTCTGTAGTTAAGTAATTACTGCACCAGTTTGGCATAAATCTTTAGTCTAAATATTTATCTTTTTCACCTTTACCAAATAAAGGTCCCATGCTTATCTCTTCTTTAACCTCTTCTACCCTACCGATAGGAGGATCATAGACTTGAAATTTTTCTCTTTCAGCTAAGAAGTCTGCGATTTCATCAGACATTACATTTACATAGTGAATGTTTCCATTAGGCAGAATTGCCATCATCATAAACATACAATCGTTTATGGTTATATCATCCTTTGTTTTCATGTTCTTTTTAATTTATACATACTGCATTTGGTTCTCCGTCATAATCTACTTCTAAATAACTTTGGTCTGGATTCTCTACAGACATAAGTGCTGGTGTAAACCAAACTGGTTGAAAGCTATTACCTTCATCGTCTGAAGAGTGAATAACTAAAAAATCCCCTGCTTGGGGATTCTTTTCTAATAACTCGTTGAGTTTGTTTAAATATTCTTTTAGTTTCATTTTAGTTTCATTTTAGTATTCTTTTTTTTGGGTAAACTTTTCTACTGATACAATGTATTCTTCTAGTATTGATTTATTCGTATCAACATAATATTTATCCTCGAATTTAAAAGCTCTGACTAATTCGTGTACTTTGTCGTAATAAGTTTCAATTATGTATTGATTGTCTGGATCAAATCTTGCTTGAAAAATTTGGGTATCTTCTTCCTTTTCAAGACTTTCTTTGTACCAGTCGTTTTTGTTTAACCAGTCAAATAAATGAGCTCTTTCCCCTTCAGTCATTTGTGCCCAATAGACACTAGTTAGGTTTTGCCAAAACATAGTTCTAGCTATTGGTTTAGGAGGAATACAAGCTTCGGCTAAAAAAGCTAGTTCAAAAAAATCTATTTTAAATACACTCATAAGTTTTCTATTTCTTTTCTTACTTCTTGCCAAAATAAATACCCTCTATCTGCTCCCATACAACCTAACATTTCATCAACTAATATTAATGCACATTGTTTTGCTTGAGGCACTCTTCCGTCATAAATCTGCAAATATTTATTGACTAGCTCTACCGCTTTCTCTTTCGCAATCATAATAATTCAATCTCCTTTCTAACTTGTTGCCAGTACTTATCAGCTTCTTCTCTTTGTGCCTCATAATAGTATTGGTGTGTTCCACCTACATCATCCCAATCAACATCACTTGGACTGCGTGGTTCTGATTTAAGTATTACATCAACTGCAATCAATGCACATTGTTTTGAATTATCGCATTCTCGACAACTAAAACTGAATTTATCAACTAATTCCTCTGCTTTTTCTTTTGGTGTCATCTGTATTTTCTTATTATTTCAAATGTTCTTTTCATACAATCCCAATCTAGATGAGGTTCTGAACCTAATCTAACAGGATACCAAGCAACATTATAACCATGATTGGAGTTCCAGTCTTCGTATTTTACTTTGTTGCCGTTTACTTTATCTAGATAGATCCAAGGAATGTTTCCTGCTAACTCGATTTGGATTCCTATCTTTTTTAATCGTTCAATAAAGATTTCTATTTCGTTCATTTCTTTTCTCTTAACACTATCGAGTATCGTTTATTCTCTGCTTTTAAGTTATGTTCCCACTTATGTCTCTTCTCTCCGCTAAACTTAACTAGGGAATATCGAGGTAGAAAGTAAGACTCAAGTTGGTCTCCGAGTCTAAACTGAAGAGTAGAGTCACTTAAAAGACTGATCACATAAATTGTTTCCCCGGCTAAAGGAGAGTCTATGTGCCAACCAATTTCTTGATTAGGCATATACTCATTAATAGTCACGGAGTCAAAGTTTATGTCTTTTTTAAATCTATCAAAAATTTTAGGAATAGTTTTAGATACAATTCCTTTTCCGTAAACTCTAGAAGAACCGTACCTAATAACTTGGTTGCGATATTCTCCTTGTTGAGACTTAATAGGCATAAGCTTAATTACTTCGTCTTCAAAGTCTTTATCTACGTAATTAGGAATTACCTCAATCATTTTAATTAATCTAGTTTGTTTATTATTTTAAACCACAATTCTGTAACTAGCCATTTAAAAGCTTCCCAACTTAATATAGTTGTTAAAATAACTTTTAACATACTAATTTATTTTAAGTTTTCTAATTCTTTAAGAGTAGCTTTCCAGTTGTTAAGCTGGATAGCCATTTCTTTAGCGTCATTTAAACAACCAGCAAAACAAAGATCATCTTCATACTTTTTAATCATTCCATTAATATAAATAGAAGCACAATCTTTTGCTAAGTTGTGTCTGGTTCCCCAAGCTAGTATCTCAGGAGTGAGCTTGTAAAATTTATCGTAAATCTCCGTCGCTTCCGTTAAAGCTAGATTCTTCTCTGATTGTGTCATCTCTTTTAATATATAAAGTAAGTTGTCCTGGCTCTGAAGAAATTTTAGTTACTTCAAGTCCTTTTAACTCTGGAATAAGAGTACCAAGTCTCATTCCTACAAATAGATAAGGACCTCCAGAAGGATCTGCGCTATGCAGTTCTCCTTCTGTGTCCGTACTATACCATACGTAATCAGGATTGTATCCTGTTACAATTACCTTATCTTCTTGTAGGTCAAATGTAATCTTGTCTCCGTAGCGATTATTGTAAGTATATTTCATTTTTTAATAGCCTCTTCGTACATTTTATCTAGTATGTCAAAACTTAAATCTTCTTCTAAGTTGATAAAGTTCTCGGACACATTCCTTCTTCTAAAACTTTCGTCTATTAATTTAATAAAAAAGTTGTTCTTAGCTTTTGCTTCTAAAGCAGCTTTTCTTATCTCTGGGCTAACATCATGTTTGATAGCCTCATACATAATTGAAACTGCTTTAGCTAGCAAATAGGTTTTGCGAACATCTTTAAGAACTAGTTCTTCTTTAGTTGTCATCTGCTTCGTCTAATAGTTCTTGTTTAGAAAGAAGAATTTGCTTAAGAGTTTCTGAAGTGCTTCTATCCATAATTGTAATTATGATAGAGAACTCACTCTCTTTTATCTGAATCTTGAAGTTGTTTAAATTAAATTCCATCTAACTTAAGTACTTTGTTGAGATCTACTTCTACGCAATTTTCAAATTCTTGTCCTTCAAAAGTTTTTCCTGTCATCTTATCAATAACTGACTTTGCAGGAATGTACCTTTTTTCTGAAACTGAGTAGTTCCCCTCAGTTTCTTCAAGGGGATAATACTCGGTATAAACTTTAACTTCTTTGCGAATTACTCTTGTTCCCTCCATTGAGGCTGTTTCTCCTAATACTGTTATTTTCATATTTATTAATTTATTTTTTCCAATAAGTCGCGATACAAGACTCTGCTTTTAGAGGAACTCGTTTACAGAACTTGGCACCGGCTTTTTCCATAGCATCTACTAAAGCCTTTGTGGTCTGTTCTACAATTTCCTCTGGACATTCTATAACGTTTTCGTCATGGATTGTGTTTACAAATTTAACGATAAAAAGTAAATTATTTGGAATTAAATAATCTTGCCAGAAATAAACTCCAGAAAGTTTTGTGATTTCTGCTGAACTGCCTTGAATAGGAAAGTTAAGACTCATCCTTTCTATCTCACCTTTCTTAATAAAATAGTTTCTTACCTTTTCTTTCATGTCTAGAAAGGTAGGAGAGCTAGATCCTTTCTTCTTGTACATCTTATATCTGTCCCAGAATTCTTTTGTAAACTCTTTTTCCTGTTCTACGAACTCGTCATAGTAGTCTACGTAGGATTTCTTTCCTGTTTCAGGTGCGATTAGAACGTAACCATTTTCTATTCCAAACTTTTTTACTTGATCGAAGTAATCTTGTAATCCAGGGAATGCTTCGAAGTATCCGTTATAGACTTTTTCTGCTTCTTCTATAGAAACGTTAAGTTGGTCTGCAATTGCTTTAGGTGTACCACCGTAACCGATAGCAAAACCAGCAACCTTTGCAGCTTGTCTTTTTCCTTTATGTTTCTTTTTAATCTCGTCAACTGTTAAGTTCTCAAGTTCAGAATACATTTTGGAAGCAACAAAAGAATGCATATCCGCAAGTCCTTTGTCGTAAAATTCTAATAAGTTTTTGTCCATAGAACGATTGGCTAGAACAACTTGTTCTTGACCTGAGTAATCTACTCCTATAATCATGTTACCAGGTTCAGCTATGAAACAACTTCTTGTCTCTTCGTCTGCTGGAATATTCTGCATATTGGGAAGATCTACTTTCATAATCTTATCTTTACCACCAGAAGATAGTCTGCCGGTATTCATAAGCTGTTTATACGAAGTGTGAATCCTTTCACTTACAGGATTTACTAGCTTAAGCCAGTTGTCACCATAAGTTCCTATGTCCTTTTGACACTCTTTATACTTGCAATAAGTTTCTATAATTGGAAACTTTGAAGCAAACTTAAGAAGGTGTCCTTGTTCTACGGTATCTTTTGCGATTCCGCTTTCTATCACTGTTGTATTTACTCCTAGTCCTTTGAAGAAATCAATTACTTGTTTAGGAGAGTTCCAATTTATATTGGTTCCTATTCCCTGACTAAACAAGTCTGTTTGATTATCTATGAATCGGGTTATTCCTTGGTCAAGAATAAACTGATTTAATTGATTTTCGTAAACCTTCATCTCTTCACGGACTTTATCTGTTTTAGCTTTCCACTTCTCTATATCTAGTTTGATCCCACAATACTCGATGTAGGCTAGAACTAAAACAAATCTATTGTCTAGCTCGATTGAGACTTTAAGTCCTTTCTCTTCAATAAATCTTTCTTGAATAGATTTAATCTGGTGAAGATACTTTACATCTTCACAGCCATAAACTACAAGTCTTTCATTTATATTCCTAGAGATACTGTTTCTTACGTCTTTGTCTAGAGTCACACCTAGATAAGTTTCACACAAAGAAGCTAAGCTAGCTTTATGTGAGCTGATTCCAAGATATAATGTGCGTTCTGCAAGAAAGGTATCATAGACACTCGTGGGAACAATACGATTGTGATAGAGAAACCTAAGATCAAACTTACCATTCTGCATGATAAGAGTCTTAGTTTTAAGTAAGTTTTTAAATAATTGTATGTCAATAGTTAAACAGTCTATAAAAAATTGATTTTGTGAGTCACCCAACTGAAGACTAACTAAGTCTACAGTATAAGGATCAAAGCCGGTGGTTTCCGTATCCAAAGCTATTTCAGATTTATCCTTAAAATAGTTTAGACACGCCTCTACCGTACCCATTTGAAATTCTTTCGACTCAATGGGTCGGTTACTAATAAAATATCTCATTTAATTAACGGATCAACAATCTGTTCGTATTTAGACTGGGCTTCTTTCAGTAACTCGTACTTTTGTTCTTGAGAGAAGTTTCCGTCTTGCACTCTATTTAAGTAGTGCTTGAACACATCGTAAATTAATCTTCTGTCGTTGTTGTTCATCTTTAAATGTTTAGCCGACAGCTCTAACATTTTTTCTGTATTCCCTTCTTCCCAAATCTTATTTAAGGATTTGCCTAAGTTCCAAACGTGATGTGGAGTGTACATGTTACACACTTTGCACAAAGGAGCTAAGTTTTTAAGACTGTACCTAGTTGGACCTTTAGTTCTTCCTACAAAGTGACCACATTGTGAGTACTTAGGTTCTAAGGGAATATCGCAAGCGTGACATTTATTCTCATGTATAGCTCTAACTAACCAGGAGGTTACTTGGTCTAATTTACTTTGAGTAATAGTCTCTTGCTTAATTCTTTTCTTGTACTCTTTGCGTATCTTTTGCTTTTCTTTCTTAGCCTTTACTACACAAGTAGCACATAATCTTTTGGTTTTGTTTGCCAGTGGTTTTACTTTACCACAATCCGAACAAGGCTTCTGGACTACCTCTCTAGTAGTTTCTCCTTTAACAGGAATCTTTTTAGGTTTTGGTTTTCTACTTAGCATGCTTTTACAAATATACACTCATTCTGTATAAAAGCAAAAAGGAGGAGAATTTCTTCTCCCCCCTTTTACTCAGATGGCGGCATGCAAGATGTCCTGCAAAGATAAAGATAGATTTCTAATTACCAAGAAGCTTGATAATAAAAATCCGAATCGTATCCTTTGGCCATTTCTTGAATGTATGGTCTAAAGATCTCAATAGTACTGTTGACATCATCAAAATAATAGTCATCGTAGTCTTCACTACCAAAGAAAAATCCTACTGTAGTTGGAAGAAGTTCTTTTGCTAAACTGTGATTACTGCTGACTTTTTTTAGAACGTCATACAATTCAGCTAAGTCTTCTGAACTAACATAAATCTCCTGACACTCATCCCTTCCGTGTGCACAACGATTTACTATCCAATTGTGGAGTGCGTTGAATTTTCTCCAATAAGCTATTTCTTCTGTAACATAAGAAATCTTTTCTGTATCAATATCAGTTACTACTTCTCCGCCTTTTTTAATTATAATTTCGTGACGTCTCTCAGGAGCTGTGTGTTCCCAGTTTTTTACATAGTTCTCACGATACATATACATGTCTAGTCCCATAATCTTAAATTTTAAAGTGTTGGAATTAAATCTAAAGCTCTGTTATTAATTCTGTAGCCGGAACCTTCAACCAAAGATCTCCTCAAGTCTTTCTGAGTATCTATATGGTTAGTGAACCTTGTTACTCCGTTAAAGAGTCCCCATTGAGTATAGCCGTGAATCTGGGTATCAACAGCAATAGCTTCTTTAAGTTTAACTAAGCGATTGTCTGAACGAGTATTCTCGTTTACTCCTAAGATAGCTCTGAGGAAATCATCATCTACCTTAGTAGGAATAATAGTTCCACTCATCTCTTCGAATTTCTCAACTAAGAGGTTTTCTTCAAGCATACCAGCTTTCATTACTTCTACCATAGCTCTGATTTTATCAGCAGCTCCTTGGGTGTGTCTTACTCTTTCTAAGTCTCCCATAGCTTTAAAGAAAGTATTACGGCAAATAACTACAACATTAGTAGTTCCGAAGCCAATAGGACTTTGACCGTCATGAGAATTTAAAGCTGTAAGATACCTAAGCATATCGCTTCCACCTATCTTTTTAGTTTGAAGATCCAGTTGATAGTAAACTTTTCTTCCTCCAGACAGAGTTCCACCTCTGCTAACTTTTATTCCAACTGATTCTGCTGCTTCATAAAGAAGAGACAGAAGATCATAATTCTGCATTATGGTATAACGACCTCCTACAGCTGCAAAGAATTCTCCGTTGTTCTCACGGAATAATCCATAAGAGTCTGTTCTCCAACCGTCTTCGGTTACAAGAGGTTTTTTAACTACTTTGTAGTTTGTTCCTGAACTAGCAAGTAGTTCGTTCATTGTTTGATTATTAAATGTCATTTTCTTGGTTATTAAAGTTATTTTCTAATTTGTCTTTTTTTAATGTAATTTTATCTGATCCACATCTAGGACATTCTTTAAACGACATTGATGCAATCTTTATCATTTGTCCTAAGTTCTCTGGTACTTCTTCTTCGCCAAACTCTTTGGTTTCTCCTAAAAGTTTACCGCAATCGTGGCAGACAGCTAAATATTTCATATCTAATAAATTAATCAAGTGGCTTTAACCACTGTATCTTGTCTCCGTTAAGTTTAAAACAAATCTCATCTATTTCAGACCATAATTTGTTATGTTCCCATTTCTTACCCGA